AGCATCATTAACCAAGAACTAAATATTGCTGAGTGTTCTTTGTTTTGTAATCCTGTGAACTTAACTGTTATTGAATTATCTTTCTCAATATAAACAACTGCTTTTACGTTGGCTGTATAAAAGTCATTGTCATCATCATCTTGGTACATTGATCTGTTCATATACTATTAGTAGTATTTTAATATTATATTAAGGTTGGTCAGGCAAAGAAAAAAGGTGGCGGGTTGTTTGTGGATATACCCATTATAAGTTAGCGATTTTGTGTGTGGCGAAGATTGTGTGGTGAACTGACTATGGCTCAAAGTGAGTTCTCTAGTCCCATGTATATATATATATAAAATGCGTGGCGGTTTATGGGGTGTAGGGGGGTGTGGCTATCCAAAAATGCAGGTATTTCTACACAACTATTAATTGCTAGTGATAATCATAAGTTATCGCTAGTAATATATTGCGATGCACAATTCTATGTTGCAGTGCAAGGGTGATAACGTTTAATTATCGGAAATGTATTATTAGTTGTATTGGTCTAATACTGTTGCATTAATATCACAGTGTTGCATATCCGACACAAATACACACAATGTAATTGATCGCAATGTATTAATAAATAGGAACTTTATCACTCATCTTTAATTGATTGATCTTAATACTTACCAACACAAGCAAGCGTTGTTAAATGCTTTAATGTTTTTAATTGGTTGCTTTAATATTCCTAAAATACAATCTTAAATAGTTGCTGTTAATAATCTGGTTCAATGTCCAGGATATTTCTTTTCTATTATTAATCTTTTCTATTTGTCTTATTTTTCTTTTTGGCGATTTTATCAGCTCTAAAGAAATAATATAATAAATTCAATTATATATTTTAGTTTATTACATTTTTAAAAATTTACTCATTTTATGTATTTACTTATTATTATTTATAGATTATCCATTATGGTTATAACAAACAACAAGGGTAAATAAAATGCTATCAAATGAAAAAATACTTAACCTTACTTTTATAAGCACTTCTAGTCATGGTTATTTAAAAGTTGATAAACAAACATTTAATCAATTTGAATTAAATGGAAGTGAGTTCAGCCAATGTTCTTATTATCAACCAAATAATAATTGTTTTTACTTAGAGGAGGATTGTGATGCTCCTAAGTTTGTAAAAATAGTTAAAGATAAAGGTTATAAAGTAAATTTTAATGAAATTAATATTGACGATATATCTTTAGGAAGAGGAATAGCTGCCTAACTTTAAGAACTTGATACCAGGTTTTTGCTTGGTATCAGGATCTTAAAATATAAGATCAAATACTATATTGACATATTGGTTATGATAGTATTTAATACAAACAAACAATAACTTTGAAGGGGTTATATATGAAACAAATAATATACGGAGCTACAAGTCCAGAAACTGCAATAGTAGTTAATAATTATCCTTGGGGTTTTAAATTAAAAACATCTCAAAGATATTGGATTGAAACGACAAAACATGGAGATCGTTTTATCACTCAAACATTGAATCCAAAAACTAATGCTTGGTGCAATCCAAAAAAATCTACCTATTCGGCTGTATTAATTATGACAACTGAAGACAAAGACAATAAAACTTTTGTTAGTTCTATTGGTTTAGATCTTGGTTATAGTAATGCTGAACAGGTAGCAACTTTTGAATCAGAAATAGACAAATCAAAATTAAATGAATCTCAATTAAAAATGATTTGTAAATGCAAAGCCATTAACAAAACAAATGAGCTTGTTAAGGTTGAATTTGTAGAGAGTACAGGCTGGACCACAGAACAAAGAATAGAACACGATAAAAAACAAGATGAAATAAAATCTAAATTAGCTGGCTTTGCTAACAAGGTTTATAATAACTTAGTTAAACAGGAGGTTGCATAATGACATCAATACAACAACTGCAAGAACATATAAAACGATTGAACGATGAAAAACTTTTAAATCAATATGATCTTTATAATTCGTATCAAATAAAAGACATAAAAGAAGTTATATATCAGCGTTTAATTGAGTGTGAATTAGACAACAGAAGGTTATTAACTCACAAAATAATAGAGGATAATTACGAAATGGAGCATGCTTAATGACAACATTTTATTATATCCTGGCTTTGTTTTTAGGAGCTATCAATATGATTGGTATAATTTCAATCATGTATATAATGATTAACTAATGATTGAATTACTTTTAAGCTATAACATTTACGAAGTTATATTTATTATCTTGGCTTTGTATTTTGTTATGGCTTGGAAGTTTAGATAATTACTGATCTATAATTTCTTTTTTTTCTTCGGTAGTCTTTTCATATTGAGTATATTTCTGCTCAAGTTCTGGACTATCAAGCCAGCTCACAATAATTTGGTTGGTAGTTTTGTTTAATGTTAAATCTTTTTTATCTGAATATAGATCTGAAGTTTTCCCTGCAATCCATTGTATAAATTTTGTTTTTTCTCTTATCCAAGAAATCAAATTAGGATCTAAAGTGTCTTGGTTTATATCGGCTTGGTAAATATCTAAAAGTTTATCTACTATATTCTGGACCCCTATTTTTCTGGCTTCCTCAATCCTAGATTTGATCTCTTTGTTTCCCTCTTGATTCAAGAATTGATAAAACTTGATCAAGCTGATCGGTAATGTCCCTGCCTTCCTTATACTTGCTAGAGTTTTGCCTTCGCTTAACTGCTCTAATACTGTATTTAGAATTGTATCTTCCAAGACTATCAATTCTTGGCTTGACTTTGGTTTCGTAGTAATTTCTGACATAATTTAAATCCTTATCTCTAAATTGTTTTAAACTTGCAAGGCTTTTAATCTTCTTCTCATCTGTATAACCTGGCTTATTATATCCTCCTCTATTTGTTCTGTCCCTAAAGCCATAGAAGTTTGTATTCTGACCACCATGAAATCTACATTTATAAATTTGAAATCCATGTTTGTTAAAGCTATTGGTTGGAAACCCTTTTGCTTGACATGGCTTTCCAGATAGCTTTGACATGCCTGAACAGAATATCTTCTTTGATTTAAATCCTGCCATATCATTAAAATTTATTCTTCTTCATCTCCCAAGGTTTAATGTTATTGGCTTTGTTATAAGCTACCTTTGCTTTGTACGCTGCTGATCTGTTCTTGGCATTGGTTTGCAACGCAGCTGATAACTTTTGTTGCATTACAATTTTTGGCACAGCTCTTGCATCACGAGCCACTTGTTCTTGGTACTCAATAGCCTTTTGTACGTAATATGGATGTTTATCTATACATTGTTTTAATTCTGGCAGTGGTACACTAGCTAGTTCTATTATCTTAGTCTGTTTATCTATCTCTTTACTATTAACTATTCTATCTACCTTATTTATATCTATCTTATTCATTTTATTATTCTTAGTTAATACAATATGTTTATTTAAATATGTTTTATTAATATGTGCATTAGGTACGCCACTGATGTGTACCATATTCCCCACCCCCTGTACCTCGTACACTTCATTAACCAGTAGAATAGGGTTAATTGTGTATAAGTTAGTAGAAGATAGCCGCCTAATTTTAATCAGTCCAGCAGTGGAAAGCAAGTGCATGTAATTGGTTAGGGTTTTTTTACTGCATCCTAAATCCTTTCTGATCTTTGCGTATCTAGGAAAGCACTCGCCTTTCTTTTGATTTACATACTTTAAAAGCATTACAATGATCGCTAAAGCATAAGGCTTTCTGTTATCTGCCAAGCCTTTGTAGCCAGGATGATCAAATAAACCAGTAGGCACTCTAATATGTTGCTTGTATTTAGGCACGTTTTACCTTATGTTTGCACACTTTATCATGCTGTATCTGTAAATCTAACATAACGTAATACCATTCCTCCTCTAGAATAGGGTTTAAACCGCTTTTAATAGGGTATAGACGCTGAACTTTGAACTCTAGGCTATCCGTATCTGGTATAGGTTTATAGTATAGCAAAAAACAAGGTATATTTAAGCCTTGTGCTATGGCTTCTACAACATTAGTATATTTCTTATAGTTTTTACCAGTATCATATACAGTTTCAATAACTGCTAATGGTTTCCAACAAGGTTTATTAATACAGATAGGAACGCTATCAATATCTATGTAAGCAATATCATTACATTTATTTCTATGCCATTCGGAATAGAAGTCGCCAAATCCACCTACAAAATAATTATATCTAGCCATTTAATTCTGCCTCCATAATTGATAATCCAATTTGTCTTGCGATCTGTGGTACAATAGAATTGCCTAAAGATTTTATTCTGTTGGATCTATCTTTGTCCAGTTCATAGGATACCCCATTAGGAACTCCACAAAGTTCGGATTGAGTCTGCCACCAGGTTTTCCTTCCTTCATCATCTTTACTGGAAGTGAATCTGAATTCCTGTTCTGATGTGAGCTGCTCAGTGTTGAGTCTTTGTAATCCCTTGTCGTTGGAGTTGGATAAAGTTTCATAAATGCTGGCAGCATTATTTGATGTCCCTTTTCTTTTATGCTCCTCGCATATTCCCCATTGTCTTTTACATCCTGTTTGTACATCCCTCTTGTTGGAGTTGGGTACATTTCTATTGCTATCTTGTTCATCACATCTGGAAAAGTAGCTCCATATCTTACTCCAGTTTTTTTTCTTGTTGATGTCCAGCCTTGTTCGTTCATCTGAACTTGATTTGGATTTACTGGTGGAAAATAATCCCTTGCTCTCGGAGTTGGGTACATATTTACTATCGGTTTGCCATACATCACTTGTTCCGATAGACTGCCTGGAGGTACTGTCTTTCTCCCTATCTTGGACCGGTATTCCTTTCTCTTCTCCATTGCCTCTTCTGATCTCACTGACATATCTGTTGCTGTCGGAGTAAGCCATAATCCAGATTCTTTTCCTTTGATGCCATGCACCGATGCCTGAAGCTGGAATAATAATACATTGGCTTTTGAAACCTTCTTTTTCCAAGTCATTAAGCACCTGTCTGAGTACCATGCCTTCGTTGATATTAACAATGCCTTCAACATTTTCTCCAATAACCCATCTTGGTTTTGTTTCTCTAATGACTCTAAGCATTTCATCCCAGAGGTAACGATCATCTGCTGTTGATTTTCTTTTTCCTGCAACGCTGAATGGTTGGCAAGGAAATCCCCCTGTAACGACATCTGCTTGGTACTTTTCTCCTTTGACATTTCTTATATCCTCCTCAATGTTAATGTTGGACCAATGTTTCTTTAAAACTTTTTGACAGAATTTATCTTTCTCTACAAAGCCAATCGTTTCAAAAAAACCTGTTGATTCTAAACCCAAACTAAACCCACCTATACCAGAAAATAAATCAAGCGTTTTTAATTTCATTATTATTTTTCTGTATCTTTATATTCATAATTATACTGACCAACTTCTGTTTCTGTTGTTGTCCACTTAGGTTGATCTTCTACACTCCAAACTTTAGTATTAACTAATCTATTAATTAAAGGTGGTTTACTCCAATCAACACCCATATTACTGTCAAATACCCTAAGGCGATTATTAGGTTGAATACTAAAATTTCCATTATCCATTTCTATAACGTGTCCACACTTGTGTTGATCTGGTTTAGAAGCATAACCAAAATCCAATTCATTAAAATCACCCTCAGACCAATCTAATGTGAACATATACTTGCCTAGCTGCGGAGTTTTATCTCGTTGTAAGAACTTTACTTTAGATCCTGCTAACTGATGAAATGTTGTTACTGAAATATTATAACTAAAAGAATCCCATAAACATAAATCTGATAATGGTTGTTCAGGTACACCTTCGTCTTGGCAAAATGCTGAGATAGGTGAACGCCACCATATACCACCATCTTCCATAACAAAATTAAATAGAGGAACTTGTTTAGGAATACTTGTTACTCCAAATACTACACACCAAAAATATTTATCGTGTGAGTCTTGCTGATCTCTTAAATAGTTTCCTCTTACATAGCATTCTATTAATGGTATGTTGGCGTTTAAATACATTATTATTTTTCCCTTTCTTTTTTTAATTCTAAGTTTAAGATTTGTATCTCTTCATTTAACCTATCTATTTCTTTTTTAAGTAAGACAATCTTCTCATCATAAATTTCTATTACATCCTCAACGTGCAAGGGTTGGTCAATCATTTCATCCTTTCAAAATATTCAAGCAGTTTAGTTATATCCATATTTGGTTTTAAACCTTTATTAAAAGGTGCTGGTATTTTGTTATATATTTTAAGCGTATCTCTTTTTACTTTTAATATTTTTAAAAGCATTTTTCTTTTATCATCCATTTAATTATCTAGCCTTTCTATTTTAGTTACGCAGCCACGAGGAAAAGCCACAAGATCTCCATAATCTATTGATCCATCAGCACAAATTGAATATGTGGCAAATGTTTTAATACAAGATTTTGTTTCACTATAAATATATCCAATGGTGCAACAATCAGCGACAGCTAAATTATCGGCATCAGTTTTTGTATTCCACGCATCGCCACCATTTATATCCTGCCAGTAAATAATAACCTTTTCAAATTTTATACTTTGCATACCACTCCTCATAAAAGCTATTAGGATTAACTCCTGTTTTTTGTGTAATTACTTTCATAAATCTAGGATGAGGTATTCTCTCTGACTTTAAATACCTAATCACAGATACGATAGGATTCTTTCCTGTTAATCCTATTAACTTTGCAAGATCTTTATTGCTAAGTTTATTCTTTTCTTTGTACTCGTTTAGTGTCATTTCTTTTTCCTTTTGTTTCCAAAAGCATCAAACATTCTATGATACTTTTTAAGTAGTTTTTTTAATTGTAGTTTGTATTTCATTGTTTTACCTTTCGTTAAAAACCCTATATAACCATAATGTTTATATGTCAAATTAATTATTTAAAATAGTTATTGACATAGATAACCAATAAGAATATTGCTATTTAAAAAAATGAAAGGCGTAAAATGGTTATTGATTTAACAAAGAACAATTCTATATCGGCATTAAATAATTTTGATCCTGATATTTGTATTAAATATTATCAGGCACTTGGTTTAGACCACAGTTCACCATCACAGGATAACATGAGTGATTCTGATTGGTTGTGTAGATACGTTTTTTTTGATGAACAAACTAGGCGTGCTTTACAAGGTTCATACAGAATGTCAGCTGGCGTAAGCATTGGTAGAGCTTCTCAAAGATTTGTTTCTAAATATATGTATGAAGCAGAGAAAAGAATTCTTAATGAAAAAAAAGATTTAGATACTATCATCAGTGAAGAACTAAAACTTTACGATCAATATGTTCCAGGAGATGAAGAAGATAAAATTCAAAAAGAAGATACAAAAAATTATCTTGCAGATATGATTAAGATTTGTTGCAAAGCATTAGCTGATTTTAAATTAGGAGATGAAGTAGCAAGCGAAAGATACTGCACTTATAAATTTAAAGAATTAGTTTTAGAAAAATTAGGGAGAATAGATTACGAGCAAATGGATAAGTCAGGCAGTGCTGCTAAACTTATTGAACTTAAGACAAAGCATCGTAGCAAAAGAAAGTCAGATACAAAAGCTGGTTACTCTTGGGTTAAAGGATATTTACCTAAAACTCCAGACTTAAACCATGTACGCCAGTGTGCTTTTTATTGGTACGCCACAAAAAAAACTCCACACTTGCTTTATGTTAATCAAGATAGCTACAATGTATTTACTCCTGATACTTGCGAATTACTTACTCCTGAGTACATGGAATTTTTAATTCAACAGGATTTGATTAAATCTAAAATTCGCCAGAACTTGATCTACATTACAAAAGGAAATGCTCGTGAAATGGCTAAACTAATTCCGCCGCCAGACTTCTCAGGTTTCATGTGGAAAAACATAGCTGATGAACATGTTAGATTAGCTGCAAGTCTTTGGGACAATGTGTAGAAATATGGATCTAAATTATTACCAGAAGCAACATGACAAGATTAAAGAACAGTTTCGTCATGATATTATTATGCGTAAATTAAAAGAGAGAGAGGATAGGTTATATAGAAATATGTTTATAAAATTATCATTAGTTATTGTTATAGCTTTATTGCTTATGACGTTGATTGCTAGATGAAAATTATTCTTACGATAATAATGATGAATGGTACAATTTATAACTTAGGTTATGAAATTGATTCTTATTCTCCAAGAATATGTGATAAGTTATTTGATAA